AATACTTTATCAGTTCAAGTACAGGATAAGGCAACTAAAAAGGAAGCTGAATTAGTACAGAAAGCGGTGGAAACAATTAAGGAATTAAAAACAGAAGTATCAATATTAAAAACCGAATTAAGTGAAGTCAAAGCAACTTTGGATAGTGTTAGTAATGATTCTGGTATCAGTTTCAAGCTACTCGCAATACCCAATAATAAAGAAAATTAAAGAGGATTCTGTTGTTATTATGACCATTCAACAAGGTAAAGAAATAAACGCTTTGTATTTGGGATTTAAACAGACAATAGATTCGTTAAAAATTAAAACAAAAGATTATGATTCAGCAATTAATCAAATTAGCAAAAAACAAGATTCAATTAATATTTACAGATATCATATCCAAAATATTAAACCAACCACAGGAATTGACCAAGAGTTCAAAGAAGCATTTGAAAAAGAAAAAGGCATAAATAGATTATGGACTTTGGTTTTATTTATGGCATTAGTATTAATTAAAACAGAATAATATGAAATGGATTGCAAATTTATTATCGGACGAAAGGGGATCAATTAGCACTAAAAGAGTTATAGCTTTAATGAGTGCTTTGTTTTTATGTATTACCTTATTGGCAAATTCGTTTAGCCATATTGAGGTAGCACCAAGCGACAAACTTGTAGATTGCGTTATGGCTATTTGTATAGCTGCAATGGGTACGAGTACTATTGATAAATTTTCAATAAAGAAAGATGCGGAATAACGAAAAGAAAGCACTATTAATAGGCTTTATATTTTGGGTATCATTATTAACTTATTTTATTTATAACATATGAAATTATCAGAACATTTAGATTTAAGCGAGGTTATTAGAAGCGAAAGCGCAAAGCGTAACGGCATTAGTAATATGCCAACAGAGCAACATATTGCTAATTTTAAACTATTAGCTGAAAAGGTATTCGAGCCAATACGAAACAATTTTCGTTGCCCTATTCATATTTCAAGTGGATACAGATCCATTGAACTTAATCGTGCGGTTAAGGGAAGTTTAACAAGCCAACATTGTCAGGGCGAAGCCATTGATATTGATATGGACGGGACGCCACACGGGGTAACAAATAAAATGGTTTTTAATTATATTAAAGACAATTTAGAATTTGATCAATTAATTTGGGAATTTGGTACAAACGAAAATCCTGATTGGGTTCACGTTTCATACGAAAGCACAGGAAAACAAAGAAAACAAGTATTAAAGGCAATAAGAGTAAACGGAAGTACACAATATAAAAACTTCTAAATGCTAAAAACCAAACGCAGAAGGTTATTTTTTGATATAGAAACTTCTCCTAATATTGGCTTATTTTGGGAAGCAGGCTACAAAAAAAATATTGATTATTCAAATATAATTCAAGAACGTGCAATCATATGTATCTGTTATAAGTGGGAAGATGAGAAAGAAGTTTACTCCCTACAATGGGATGCTAAACAAAATGACAAGCGTATGCTTGAACAATTTATTGAGGTTGCAAATGTGGCTACTGAAATGGTTGGACATAACGGGGATAAATTCGATTTGGCTTGGATCAGGACAAGGTGCTTGTTTCACAATATCCAAATGTTCCCAAAATATACAACTATTGATACTTTAAAGGTAGCACGCCAGAAGTTTAGATTTAATTCAAATAGGCTTAATTACATAGCTGATTTTTTAGGCATAGGGCAAAAGATTAAAACAGAATATAGTCTATGGAAAAACATTCTTTTACATAAGGATAAGGCAGCTATGGAGGCTATGATCAAGTATTGCAAAAAGGATGTCGTATTACTTGAAAAAGTATTTAAACTTTTAAGCGCACATATAGAACCAAAAACACATTACGGCGTTATATTCGGACAGGATAGAGGCACTTGCCCTGAATGTGGATCAGATGATTTAATCAAGAATAATAAGGTAGTAACCGCAACAGGATTAACCCGCATACAATACAAGTGTAAAACTTGTAATAAATTTCATTCTAAAACTGATAAATAATGTCGAGAATTTTATATAATATTATAGACGATCTTTTAGCGCGTGAGGATAAAGGGATAAAGGAATACGGGACGACAATGGATCGAACAGATCTTACAGAAATAGAATGGCTGCAACACGCATACGAAGAAGCCTTAGACTTATCAATTTATTTAAAAAAACTTATAAAAATTAAAAATGATGAAAATGCCAAAGGGTTTTAACAAATGGACGCTACAACAACAAGAAGAATTCTTTATTAAAAGGCTTCAGGAATTGTACGAAATTGAAGCAGATATGAAAAGAAATTTGGCAAAGATACGCGGAGGGAATAGGATGGAATTTAAAGAAGTAGAAAGACCTGATGAAATAATACTAAAAGATTTATAATGTCAGAGGAAAAAGATCCAGAAGTAACGGAAGAAATAGAATGGGAAGATGCAGAAACGACCACGCGAAGTGATCTGATAAGTTGCGCCTATTATGCTATGTCAGCCGTTGAGGATATTGATCTCACTTTAATATCTAAGATTGAAGCCAATAAAATACGCCGTATAAAAAGGCAGTCTTTGGATATTATTGCAGAGGTAATAGGGGAAATGCACGCCGAAATCTTTGATACAGAGGAAGATATATAAATAAATAATAATATATAATGTATTGCCGCTTATAATAAGTGGCTTTTTTTTACAAAATAAATTAATAAAGTGTATATATTATGGATAAAAGATGTATATTTGTAATGTCATAATAAAACCATATGGCATAAACACTATGAAAAAATTTGAATTTGTTTCGGAAACGAAATACAACAAACCAGATCAACCTTATTTTTACACAAAAGAAGATAATTATTTTGTATCTGATTCTGGTAGCTTTGACAAGGATCAAGCCTACGAAAAGTTTTTACATTTAGCACAAGGCGGATCTTTAAAACCAACAGAAAAAGTACTTGAAGAAAAATTTTTAGAAACAAAAGATTAAACAATGAATACATTACACCAACTTTCAAATCTAAGGGATAACGTTAGTTATTATGAATGGCTATTCGATATAAGTGATCGGACAAATGCTAAAGCGAGATACGAATTACTTAAAAATGCCCGTAAAACATTAAAGGATTTTAAGGCGGTTTATTTTCCGCACTTATTACAACAACCTAAAAACCCTTTCCCTCCGATACCATTTACGCCAATGTCCGAATGGACTGAAAAATTTGAAGAATACGGGGATATGTATTAAATTTATAAACCTAAAATAAACCTATGAAATTAGTAAAAATTCAGGCGGAATTAAAAGCGCCTAAAAATCAAGTAAATTCCTTTGGCAAATACAAATACCGAAGTGCAGAGGATATAATCGAAGCCGTAAAACCAATACTTTACAAGTACGAAACAGCGCTATTAATTAGTGATGAAGTAGTACAAGTAGCCGACCGCATTTATGTTAAGGCAACCGCTATGCTAATAGATGAAACTAATGAGGAAATTCCTGTAAAGGTATATGGTTGGGCGCGCGAGGAAGATGTAAAGAAGGGAATGGACGCCGCACAAATTACAGGATCAGCGAGTTCATACGCCCGCAAATATGCCCTGAATGGATTATTCGCAATAGATGACACTAAGGACGCGGACGCTACGAATGATCATAAGGACGAAATAGGCGAAGAAAAAAGAATGAAGCTAATTACCCTTTTAGAGAGTACTATATGGGACGAAAAGCTAAAAAGTCAGCAAGCCATAAAGATCAGCGCGTACACTACAAACGAGCAATACGAGAAAGCCCTAAAAATCCTATTAGCTAACCAAATTAAGTAATATGCAAGAAACCTATCAAGATTTAGAGAAAGGGATGCAAGGGCTTTTACCTATGGAAAGGCAAATGCTTCTGGCAAAAATATACCATTATGCTTGGTATAATAGGGAAGCATACGATCAATTAATTACCTTTGTAAACCATTGGGAAAAACATTCAGAATTTAAAGCAGTATTTTTTAAACAGGATTCAGAGGAATCCATAAACCAAATATAAAATGTCAGAAGTAAAAAAAGAATCAATTGGCGCTTGGAAAAACACTACCAAAGACGGCAAAGAAGTAATTAAGTTTTCAATTAACGGGCAACGTTATAATATGTGGGTTAATTCTTATAAGGATAAGCCCGCACAACCTGACTACAAAATTTACGAAGATACATATGTAGCACCAACACAAGTAAATAAAGTAGAAGACGATTTAGAATTTTAATTATGGAGTATAATAATTTAATACAATGTTATAAAGACCAATTGCAAAGTTTGCGTATGTTTCATAAAGAATTAGTGAAAGCTAAATTGATAACAGACGATATTGCAATAGGATCATTTCCTACAAGTATCCTTCCGCATAGAATAGTAGAATTAGTTGAGGATGTATTTGACACAAATATTCAGATCAAGAACCGAAGCCAAAGCGTTATTTTTGGACGTAAAGCGGCGGCATATGTACTGAAGAAATATACACAATTATCCCTTAATGAAATTGCTAAACAAATAGGAGTTGGAGATCATACAACTGTTATCTATAATATAAAAACGGCGGAAAACCTAATGTTTACCGAAAAATGGTATAGAGAAAAAGTTGAGGAAATTGAGAAAGAAATAGAAAGTTTTAATAACTTTGTAAAATAATAAGAAAACGTTATGGTACAACGTAGTATAAATATATTGGATCAAGGGCAAGCAGGTAGTACCATTACCTGTGAGCCTGCGATCCATTTTTAATTTATGTCAAAAGATCCAGCAGTGCTATTTTATACAAGCGATTTTTTAAGCGGAACGTTTACAATGACAGACGAGCAAGTCGGTAAGTATATCAGGTTACTATGCCTACAACACCAGAAAGGGAGGCTAACTGAAAAGGATATGCTAAGCATATGCAAAGCATATGATGCCGAAATATGGGACAAGTTCGATCAAGTAGAAGGATTTTTTATTAATGATCGGATGTATAACGAATCAATTAGGAGGTCAAAATTTACAGAAAGTAGGCGAAATAACGCTAAATCAGTTAAAAATGATAGCATAAGCGAAGCACTTGCTAAGCATATGCCTAAGCATATGGAAACTGAAACTGAAAATATAACTATAAATAAAAAAGAATTATTTATAAATAGTATTGATCCTTTTGTAACTTTATTGGGCGGATCATATCAGGAATTTATAGATTATTGGACGGAACCATCAAAAAGTGGTAAATTACGCTATGAAGCCCAAAAGTTTTTTGATATTAAACGCCGTGTAAATACTTGGCTACAAAATAAAAACAAATATGGAAATTCAAAAAATACTGACGCAACCGCTACAAGTAGGAAACGAATGGAAGACCTTGCCAATTGGGTTAATAGAGCAGGATGATCTACCAATAATCGAAGCATTCAGGGGGGACAAATTAAACCTTGTTAGCCCTGTAACGCTACGAGAAAACTTAGCCTATATCTTTACACTCATTGGACTTACCCGCCTCCCTGATGTGGTAGAATTGGAAGTAATAGAGGATTTTATACGAACTACATATCCTTTTTTTACTATTCAGGAAATGAGAATAGCTTTTAAAATGGCGGTGCAAGGTAAGTTTGATTGCAATATCGAACACTACGAAAAATTTAGCCCTAAGTATATTTCTGGGATTATGAACGCCTATAAAGCAAAAGCTAACCAAGTGAGAAAGAATATACCCCCGCCGCCCGATCCACCTGCTAAACAATTAACAGATGAAGAAATAGTAGAGTTCACTAAAAACGATTGGCTAAATGGTAAGCGTGAAGATTTTAATAAGGTATTCAATGCTGATAAAGTTTTTAAGATCCTTTTAAAACAGGGAAAGCTTACCTTTACAGAGGATCAAATCTTAGAAACTATAAAGGTAGTCAGAGAAGATAATCTTTATAGGCTAAATAAAATGCATCCTTTAGATAGCAAAAAGTTTAGCAAAGAAATTAAAAACGAGGATTTTATTGAATTACAATGTAAAAAATTAGCTTTAGTTAAATATTTTGAAAATCTACCAAGTTAAATATACTCATTACGGAACTATAAAGTATTGTTATACCGATAACTTTACAGACTTTTATGCTTGTTATACTGAAGTAGAACCAAAGATAAATAGGCTGAAATTTAAAAAAGAATTTTACGAAAAAATATGGACATATCAGCAAACGATCTTACAAAGTGGGCTAAAAAAAACCTCGAATACTTAGGATTCAGGTTAAATAGAGTAAACAATATTCCATATGGGAAACGTAAAGGGACAATACAAAAAGGTTGGGCAGACCTGCAAGGGTATAGTTGCGAAGGCATATATACGGCAGTCGAAGTTAAAAAAATAGGGGACAAACTAAGCCTCGAACAAAAGGATCGGTTAAAAGATATTTATGAATGTGGTGGAATAGTGTATATTTGTACGGAAGTAGAAACTAAGCCAACACTAATAGAATGGTCAAAAATGAAATTTTAACACAATATTGGACTTCGAAAGAGGTCAATGATGCGTTTGAAAAAATGCAGCCAGAAGAATTGCGTTACGATTTAAAGGCAGAAGTTTTTTTAGTTCTTTGCGAAATGAATGAAGATAAGTTGATCGGTATGTTTGAAAGGAATGAGTTGAAATTTTATATTGTGCGAATTATGCTGAATATGATTAAGAGTGATCGAAGTAGTTTTTATAAAAATTACAGGAATCATACCGAGTTCGTAAATGTAGACAAAGACTTTGAGTTGATCAATTATGATAAAATGGATTTAGTTGATAAACTTGAACAGAACTTAGAAGGATTACATTGGTATAATAAGGAGATCTTAAAACTTTATGCGATTGATTTTAAAAAGAACGCAAAAGAATTAAGCCGTAAAACAGGAATCCCGTATATGTCAATAGTAAGGACGATAAATAAAACCAAAAAACAAATGAAAACAAATATTAGAAAATGATTTTATCAATTACAACTGCTATCTGTGCATCATTATTTTTTACTGAAATTCATAACCTACACCATAAATGGGGAATCAATTTCAAGCCCTTTAATTGCGGAAGTTGTTTGGCTGCGTGGCTTGCACCAATACACTATTTCCTACCTGAATTAATCCAGAACATAACTTCAACTATGTTTATTGCAGGATTTTTAGCGCCAATAATAACTAAACTAATGTGGAACTACTTATGGAAATAATACAAGAACATAGAGATTTTTTGAACGCTAATATAGGGAACTATGAAAGCGCAAAGAATGGGTATATAAGAAACCTTGATCTAAACGAATTAAAAATGTATGAGCATATTTATAGATTATATTTAGATCCAAATTTTTTACTTTCAGTATGGTGCGGCGCTTGTAAGTTCGATATGATTATGCGCCTGTATAATTGGTTTGAGAATAAAAATGAACAAGACACTTTAAATACCTTTTTTTTTAAACAAGAAGAACCGAAGAAACGCGGTCGAAAACCAAAAGACAATGGCTAACTTTATACACCCAACCGCCATCATTGGCAAAAATGTAGTATTAGGCGACAATAATTATATTGGCGCTTATTGTATTATAGGAGATCCCGCCGAGCATAAAAAATATTGGGATAAAGAAATTGGCAAAGTATATATTGGAGATAATAATATTATTACGGGATTAGTTACTATTGATGCAGGAACAGAAGAAGTAACATTTATAGGAAATGATTGTTTTATTATGAAACACGCGCATATCGGACACGATTGTATTATTCAGGATAATGTAACAATAAGTTGCGGCGCTAAAATAGGAGGACATTCAATTATAAAAGCTTATTCAAATATAGGATTGAACGCGGTGCTTCATCAATTTACCACAATAGAACGCGGTTGTATGATCGGCGCGAGTGCTTTCATTAAAGGCGCAACAGAAGAATTTAGTAAATACGCGGGCGTGCCTGCAAAAAAAATAGGAACAAATGAATATAGCCGTAATCTTATTAACACTAAATAGAAACGATTTAACAAAGCGCGTAATTGATCAGAATTTTTTTAATTCTGGATATAATGCCGATTGTTATTTAATTGATAATGGAAGCGACAGAGTTCCATACACTTTATATAATTGGGAAGGGTGCAATGCCTCCTTTGGTAAACGAGGAATTGCAGAAGGGGTAAATGTAGGATTAAAAATGACAAGGGCGTATGATGGCGTTTGCATTTTGGCAAATGATATACTATTACCAACCAATTGGCTTAAAAATTGGGTTATGTTTGCGGAACGTGTGTCAAAAACGGGCATTATTGGTATACATTGTGTTGAGCATTTGCCTCCATTAGTAGACGGGATTCATAAGACGCATACACCTTTTGGGAATAATTTTTTAACGAGGGAACTGATTGATACAATAGGCGGTTATAATACAGAATATGATCCATATGGTATGCAGGATCAGGATTATGCAGAAAGGGCTATACTTGCGGGGTTTACTAATTACTATATTCCAGATCTAAGAAGCGAACATATAGGACACGATGTCGGGAATGGAACAGAATACAGGGCAATGAAAGACCAAAGCCTACAAAAAGCGCAAGCAGTTTGGGAAAAATACCAACCAATATACCATACAGAAAAAAAACTTAGATGCGAATTTTAGCAATTACGAGTAAGACAAGCGGGGTTGGTTATCATAGGATCATAATGCCAATAGTGAATATGCAAAAAGACTATTGTCTAATGACTGATACAATAAGCGAGGAAACATTTGAAGGGAACTATGATATAGTAGTGATGAATAGGATGCTTTCTAATATAACGCCAGAGCAAATGATCGAATGGCGCAAAAAGTATGGATTTAAATTAGTAGTTGATAATGATGATCATTGGCAACTTGATCCTTCGCACATACTTTATCAGCACTATATTATAAATAAAGTACAACAACAAATTATAAATTGGATACAGATTGCAGATCTTTGTACTTGTACGCACGAAAGGTTAGCAGAGGAAATATATAAGCACAATATAAATGTAGAAATACTACCTAATGCAATACCATACGGCGAAGAACAATTCCTTTTAGATAAAAAGCCTTCGGATCTTGTTAGATTATTTTGGTCAGGATCGGGAACGCACGGAAGGGATTTAGAAATTTTACGCAACCCAATGAAGCGGATTAATTTTCCTGTAAGAACGATCATAGCAGGATACAATGAAACAGAGAAACCTATTTGGGACGGGATGATCGGCGCTTTCACGAATGGATTAAAACTAAATCCTACGATCTATAATTATAATCAGGTTACGGAATATATGGCGGCTTATTGTGATTCAGACATAAGTCTGATTCCTTTAATAGATTCTAAGTTCAATTCAATGAAGTCTAATCTAAAAGTATTAGAAACGGCTTCTAAGAAAAACCCCGCTATTGTCAGCAACGTACACCCTTATAAGGGATTTTATCCCGCGTGCCACGTCAATAGCCAGAAAGATTGGTATTATTGGATTAAGCTATTAGTCAGGGATCAGGACGCCCGCGTACATTATGGGAACGCGCTTTACGATTATTGCAATAAGAACTTCAACTTACACGAAGTAAATAAGCAGCGCTTTGCTATTTATAGTAAATTGATAGACAATGCCAGTTATTAAATGTTCAAACGGGAAATATAGAATAGGATCAGGCGCTTGCATATACGATACAGAGGAAAAGGCGCAAAGTGTTTGGGCTGCAATTCGTGTATCAATGGCAGATAGTTACAAAGACTACCCACAAGCCGCAAGAGTAAACGCGCAAAGAGCAATAAATATAAGAGATCAATACGATCGTAAGTGTGGAACGCCTGTTGGTTGGGCGCGTGCTAATCAATTAGCTAAGGGCGAGAATATTACAAGGGACACTATTGCGAGGATGGCATCCTTCGAAAGGCATAGAGAGAATAGCAAAGGCGATCCTAAAAGTGATTGCGGTGCACTTATGTGGTTAGCTTGGGGAGGAGATGAAGGAGTAGCTTGGGCGCAAAGGAAACTTGAACAAATCGATAATGAAAAAACACGTTAAAATATATCTTGATTATTTCGGTTACGGAATAGAGGACTTTATACCTTGCGAGGCTTGTGGATCAAAAGCAGTAGACATTCATCATATAGACGCGAGGGGAATGGGCGGATCTAAGAAGGCGGACACAATTGAAAATTTACAGGCGCTATGTAGGCAATGCCATCTTGTAATGGGGGACACAAAGACACACTACGATTATCTAAAAGAAATACATAATAAAAAAATAAATGGCAAAAGTTAAAAGTGATTCAAAAAATGTTAACTTTGGTAAAAGGAAATGCGGACACGCTAAGAAATCCTTTAACAAACATAGCCCAAAACCAAAAGCATACAGAGGTCAGGGCAGGTAAATCAAAAACCTATGATAAAAAAAGTAAAGATTGCGGAAGTAAAACCTAATCCGAACAATCCACGTTTAATTAAAGATGATAAGTTTAGAAAACTTGTAAAGTCAATACAGGAATTTCCTGATATGTTAAACGTCCGCCCTATTGTAGTTAATCAAGATATGGTTGTACTTGGTGGAAATATGCGACTAAAGGCAATTAAGGAGGCAGGATATAAAGATATAGCCGTGCAAATAGTAGATTGGTCAGAGGATCAGCAAAAAGAATTTATAGTAAAAGATAACGCGAGTTTCGGCGAATGGAATTGGGATGACCTCGCTAATAATTGGGACGAAGAACAATTAGTAGAATGGGGGGTTGATGCTTGGGTAAATAAGGGCAATGATGATCTATTAGAATTAGATGCTAAGACAGAGGAAGAAACCTCGAACGCGCCAAAAATTACAGACGAAGGGTATTCATTATTTGAAATAGTTATGTTGCACGAAAACAAAGTGCATTTATTTGATGTCTTGAACCAAGTAAAAAGAGAGTTCTTATTTGATAAAACAGAGGACGCCCTAATGGAAATAATCAGAATATACGAAAATAAAAATTAAATAATATGAGGCAAGAAAATAGCGCATTCATTAGTTTCGGTAAAGCAAATAGCGGTTTAATCTTTGATGATTCAGACAATCAGATCTATCCAATTAGATACTACAATGTGATCAATGGTTCTGGCGTTACTTTAAATCCTGAAAATTCTTATTACGGGTTTGTCTATAATGGCAACGTAACAATTAACAGAAAGTGGCTTTCATCATTAGAATTAAATAAAGATATGTATTTCAGTCTATCAGGCGAGTTTACATTTTCTACAAATAATATAGGTAGTTGCATCCTTATTGAGGTATTAGATAAAGCATACTACAAAGAAAGTAACTTTAAAGCATACGCAACTTTCGGCGGTCCTATCGAAGATAAAGGAAGATTAAAATATATTGATGGTTGTACGGATAGCTTATTGATCAGTCCTGTAAAGAAAGGTCAGCCTTGTTTAAATCATTTGCATTTCCCTGATAATATTAATCAAACGCAGCATACGCATCCAACACATAGGATCGGGATTGTAGCTTCTGGATATGGCGAATGTATTACTCCGTTCGGTAACCTACCATTATCCCCTGAAATGATATTTGTAATTAAGGCTTGGAATGGAGTTTATTTTGATAAGGGATTAGATGGCGAAATGTATGCAATAGGTCAACACGCGTTCCAAACATTTACAGAGCCTATGAATGTTATTGCATTCCATCCTGATAGCGACTTCGGTCCTGAAGATGAGTTTCATCCAATGATCAATAGAACTATTGTAGATGGCATTTCAGCTAATAAACTTAAAGATATAATGACAAAGTAATGAGCAAAATCAGAAAAAAGAATTATCAGGAAGACAATGTATTACAGGCTGCAATAAACAGAATGAGGTACTTGTATGATAGCTTTGACAATGTAGAGATTGGATTTTCAGGCGGGAAAGATAGCACGGTTATCTTAAATATTGCGCTTCAGGTGGCAAAAGAAAAAGGCAAACTTCCTGTAATTGCTAATTTCTATGATGAGGAAGCGATCCATCCTACTACTATTGAATATGTAGAAAGGGTAAGGTCTAATCCTGATATTAAATTAAATTGGTTTTGTTTAGAGTTTAAACATAGAAACGCATCTTCAAATGAAGAACCTTATTGGTTCACTTGGGATAAGGATAAAAAACATTTATGGGTTCGTGATATGCCTGAAGGCGCAATTACAGAACATAGCAAGTTCTACAAAGGTTTATCCTTTCAGGAATTTACTTCTTTAAGAGCAGAAAAATCTAAGGGGACAACCGTTGACGTAACAGGAGTAAGGACACAAGAAAGTCTAAGAAGATTTCAGGCGGTTGCGAAAAAGGTAAACGATAACTACATTTCAAGATACGGACATTTTTCTATTGCGCATCCAATATATGATTGGAGTAGTCAGGACGTTTGGAAATTAGTACACGAGTGGAATATAGATTACAATAAGACTTACGACATTTTTAATCATACTAAGCTAAGTAATAAGTTTTTGACGCAAAGAGTTTGCCCGCCATTTGGCGAAGAACCTTTAAGAGGTCTATGGATCTATGCAGAGTGCTTCCCTGAATTATGGCATAAAATGCTTAACAGAGTAGAAGGCGTTGCGACCGCTTGGCGTTATGCTAATACAGAACTATATGGAGTTGGCGGGATTGAAAAGCCAGAAGAATTATCTTGGAAGGAATATTTAAAATATATCGTAGACACATATTCAGGAAACGAAAAGAATTATGTGATTGAGAATATAAACAGATACATAAGCTATCATAAAGAAAGATCGAGGGTTTCGATTGATGATACAGAGGCGTCCGCTTTGACAGGAATATCGTACAGGTGGCTTTGCAAGATTGCGCATAAAGGAGATTTCAAAGGAAGGCAAAAGCCTGACAATGAGAGAACAGCCGCAATGAAAAAAGAAAACCTGACACAAGACGAAGCAGTATTAAAATACGGGACAGAGAAATATAAAAAAGAATACTTTAAAAAATGATCGATCAATTGCCATCTGTAACCAGAATACTCGCGGCAACTAAACCGCAAGAGGATATTGATGCCTTAGAAAGATGGCGCAAAAGAATTGGGTATGCAGAGGCGGAAAAAATTAGTAAGGCTGCATTGGAAAGGGGGAAGATGTATGATAACTTTGTAGAGGATTACGCGAATGGGTTTGACATTCCGCACGCGCAATTAAAAGAGCATCTAAGCCAATTCGAAATAGTATCAAGAGAGCAAACGATATATAGTAACGAATATGGATATAAAGGAAGATATGATTGTATCTTTGCAAAGAATGGGATATTGATCCTGAATGACTTTAAGGGATCAGGCAAAAAGAAGTCAAGGGAGTATCTAAAAGATTACCCTTTGCAGATAGCAGCATACATAAAGGCAATAGAGGAAACGGGCGCGGTTATCAATTGGGGGATGATTTCAGTAATATTATCAGATCAGATACAGACATTTGTATTTGATCATTGTGAAATAGAAAAATACTTCACGGAATTTATTAAAAGACTAAAAAAATATAATGATGCAAAAAATGCCGATTTCTAACGTAGTATGGTTAGACAGAAAAGAATTATCCCCGAATTTATATAATCCTAATAAGGTAGCGCCTCCAGAAATGGCTTTGCTTAAACAGAGCATATTACAGGACGGATGGTTATTCCCTATCGTAGTATTTGATAAGACTATCAATATAGATGGATTGACAGATAATAATGATCTAAACAAGTACACAATCATAGACGGCTTTCATAGATATACGATTAGCGGAGAGAAAGAAATATTCCAAATGACAGACGGCAAAGTTCCTGTCGTTATTCTTAATCCTGAAAATCCATTAGCTACAACCGTGAGAATGAACAGAGCAAAAGGAACGCACGCCGTACTAAAAATGGGAGATATTGTAAAGAACCAAATAGATAATGGCAAACCGATAAGCGAGATTATGCAAGAGTTCGGAATGGAGAAAGAGGAGGTCATTAGATTAGCAAACAGAATGGGTATTCACAAGACAGATATTATAATCGATACAGATTGGTCTAATTCTTGGATACCCCAATAACAGAACAATAACAGAATGAGCAAAGAGCATTTAATACCATTTGTCAAAGGTCAGTCAGGCAACCCGAACGGACGCCCGCGAAAATATGTAAGCCTACTTAAAGAGCAAGGTTATAAACTAAGCGAAATAAACGATACGATACAAGTAATGATGTCAATGGATATAGAGGAATTAAAATCGGTATATGATAATCCAAAAGCTACCATACTTGAAAAGACTATTGCCAATGCTATGAATAAGAGTTTAGCGAAAGGTAGCCTGTATAGCTTAGACACATTACTCACGCGCGTATATGGAAAGCCTAAAGAGCAAATGGATATTCAACAAGATTCGAGGATCGAGGTCGTATTTGTAGAAGGCAAGACAATCCTATAATGAGAATAGAATTACCCAAACCACATATAAACCAACAAAAGATATTAGAATGCGAAAGGCGTTTTATTGTCGTTATGTGCGGACGCCGTTTTGGTAAATCAGAACTATCACAAATATTCTCAATCAGCGAAGCGATCAAGGGCGGGCAAGTCGCATACATTACGCCTACCTATAAATTGGCAAAGGCGTTTTTTGAAAGGCTTACGGCTTCGCTTCCGTTTAAAAACAATATCAGCAACTTAAAGATCTATTGCCCTAATAATGGATCTATTGAATTTTTCACGGGGGAACGCTTAGATAATTTGCGCGGTCGAAAGTTTCATTTAGTGATCATAGACGAGGCGGCATTTATTCCGAACTTAGAAGATGGTTGGAATAATAGTATTCGTCCTACCCTTACAGATTATCAGGGTAAAGCCGTGTTCCTTTCCACGCCCAGAGGCAAAAACTTTTTCTACTCTATGTTTATGAAACAGGGCGAGAATGATTGGCAAAGTTTTAAATTCAGTACATACGATAACCCGTACATTAATCATAGGGAAATAGAGGACGCGAAGATCCAATTGCCTAACGTAGTATTCGAGCAGGAATATCTTGCAAACCCGTCCGAGAATAGCGCTAACCCGTTCGGTAATACATTCATACGGAATTGTATTAAGCCAATATCAGGGCAGCCAATTGTATGTTACGGGATCGACCTTGCTAAGTCAGTAGATTTCACGGTTATCGTAGGGCTTGATAAAGGCGGCAACGTGGCGTATTTTGACCGCTTTCAGATGGATTGGCATAATACTAAGGAAACGATTAAAAGGCTTCCTATTGCGCCTATATTAGCAGATAGCACGGGCGTAGGCGATCCTATCCTCGAGGACTTGATCAGGGACGGCGTAAACATACAGGGCTTAAAGTTCACAAATCAGTCAAAGCAGCAACTTATGGAGGGATTAGCGCAAGCGATCCAACAGACGCGCATAGGCTACCCTGACGGGGTAATAGTGGACGAATTAGACATATTTGAGTATCAATTCACTTCGAATGGCGTTCGGTACTCCGCGCCTTCAGGCTTCCACGATGATTGCGTAATGGCTCTGGCGTTGGCGTGGCAAAATTTAGATCTAAAGAAGGGATCAGGGCGCTATGCCTTTGCCTAATTACATAACTGATTGATTTCCAATAATATAGGCGTTTTAACAATTTTTTAACAAAAAAAGTACCCCTGAATGTGTAAAATATGAGGAAAGGGTGTATATTTGTGTAACAAAACCAAAAAAACTAAAATTATGGGAACAAGAAGCACTTACAGAATTATTGAGCAGTACAAACAAAATGACTCAATAACAAGCAATGAGATCGTATTAATCTATTGCCAATATGATGGCTACCCTGAAGGGCATCCATTAGAAACCGCCGAATGGTTATCTAAGGGTTATGTAGTTAATGGATTAGGTCTTAAAGA